TGCGCGGATTGAAGGCTTTGGCTGAAGTCGTAATCCGCTTTATCCGGCCCTGCTATTTAGTGGGGCTTTTTTTGCTTATGGGTGTTGCAATGCTGCGAGAGTGTGTTATTATTAAGTCATAGAGAGAAAGCAACGCAACGGAGCAAACAACATGAACCTTATTGAAACACTCAAAACATTAGACGGAACAACTTACGAGCTTTTTGAAACTGGCAAGAGCTTTAAGTCAGTAATCACAACGCCAGCATTTATCACCCGCCGCGGTGAAAACAGAGAAGAAAGCATCATTACTAAATTGCACAGGACTCATTCAGCGGCGATGAACTCAAAAATGCGAGGACTTATATTGGCCACGCAGTAAGGCCCTTAAAAGCGCCCTTCGGGGCCAGACACCAACCACACGAAAGGAATACAAAATGAAGACTTTAAATCTAGGCAACAACGAGCAAATCAGCACTGGCGTAGTCAATAACAACGACGGAACTTTTACCGCAATGACGTTCAGCCAGAGCAAAACTTTCAAAACACAAAAAGGCGCAGAAAAATGGCTGAAAAAATAAAGGTTTGTCGGTGCGGTCGGGAGAAGACCGCCTTTCATTGTTGCGATTGTTACCCTAAATTATGCAGGTGTATTTTATGAAAAACCCAACCCTAACCGAGATCCGCCAGCACGTAGAATCAACCGGCGGCACCTACAGCCGCCAAAACATCACCCTGGCGGGCAATCCTGCTTACCAGGTGAACGGCGTTACGATGACTAAGGCCGACATGATCGAGCGGTTTCAGCGGGGGATGCTGTGACAGAAGCAACCCCAGTCTGGGAGTACATAGCCACCCAGCACGAGCGCAACATCACATGGGCGGCGTCTGCCCTAGGGGTCGCCCCCTCCACGCTGCACAGGGTTATGAACTCCGGGTACGTTATTAACGGCAAGCTTTATACAATCAAAAGGAAAGCGAAATGAAAGCACTAACAGCCCTAACCCTAGCCATCCTAATGGCCCTATCCACCACGGCACTGGCAGCAGAAGGAGAAGAACAGGCAAGCTGTGAGCAGATCGCAGATGTTGCCAAAAGCGTAATGTCCGGTCGGCAAGGCGGCGTCAGCATGGGCGCGCTGGTGGGGATAGCCAAGGGGAACGCTTTGATCGAGAAAATGGTTGTCGAGGCTTTCGAGAGTGGCAGGTACTCTACTAAAGAAATTCAGGATCGCCAGATTTCTGAGTTTAGAGATAAGTGGTTTTTATGGTGCTTTAAGTCACAATAGCATCAACCGATCAAGCCCAGGCAGTGGTGGCGCAAGTAACACTGTCAGCCAGAGCCCCCGCATCTCCTTGTAGTACCGTATAGGGGGTGATCTGGACGGAGAAGCCCGAGATAGCTAGTCCCGCAAAGTGCGGGCATTAATTCTAACGGGGGATCAGCAATGGACAGCAGCGAAGATAGAGGTTTATTGTTTTTATCAGACTGGGATCGGGAACAGCACAAGAAAAGACAAATGGAAGTGGAAGCAGCGTTTAATCGGCTAAAAATGGCAGACAGCACAAGCGGATCAGCCACCACTGGGCCATCACAACACAGGAGAAATGACGATGAAAAATAGATATAACGGTTTTGACACAAATTTAATTGAGGTAACGGTAAGAGGTAGCGTTGGTTGTGGCAAAAGTGAGGTGCTGGAGGTTATAGCTAACGCACTAAGCGAGTTTTATCGCAAAGGATCTACAGTTAAGATAGCCGGAAAATCCTGCAAAGGCGCTATAGAAGATGCGGAAACAACAGGTCAATCGGCCAAAAGAAGCCCGACAGTGTTTGTTCTTTACGAAAAGATGCCAGGCCAAGATTAAGGCTTGCGCACCGCCGCCCGCCAACAGTCCCGCTAAGCGCAGGTCTTTGCTATACTCTGGCAATGGAAAAGGATGAAAAATTGTGAGACATCTAAGATATTGTTTTTATTCTGCAAACGACTGCAATGAAAAAAGACCCCCGAAAAAAGTCATGCAATCTTTGGGGATAACCTATAAAGGCGTGACTCTGCAAACGATGGGTGATCAACGTTGGTACTGGGGATGCGAAAACGTACCCGAAGAATTGCCGGGGTATCTGTCAGACCTCAATGCGGATCCTCTGGAGTGGATTGGATGTGGTGTAAGCCAAAAACTAGCAGATGAAATAACTACAGGGGCAGCGGGTAATGGCTAACGTGACCATAGATCAGTGGGTAGCTAAGTCACAGGCGCGACTAGAGGCGGTATGGAAAACTGCGGCACAGGACATAGCCCGCGAGATGCAGACGCCAAGGGCTAAGAATGGCCGCATGCCTGTGGACACTTCGTACCTCCGCAACAGCTTTTCGGCAGACATTAATGCCACTCCCAGCGGAAACGGCGAAACGCCTTATACAAGCGGGCCAATCAGCATTGTGATAAACCGTGCCAAGATTGGCGACCGTGTTGTTTTTGGATGGTCGGCCCAATATGCTATCTACGTTGAGGCGCGCTACGGATTTCTCAGAAGCGCAACTCAAAACTGGCAGCAAATTGTCGACAAAGCAGCACAGAAAGTCAAAACGAGGGTAGGCTGATGACACCAACTAACACACAAATAGCCACAGCACTCTTTCAGCAGCTATCAGCGGCAACGTTAGGCTACCCGATTGCATGGCCCGGAACAGACTTTAAGCCACCAGCCGCAGGCGTATGGCTAGAGCCTATGGTGATGCCAAACACCGGTATAGATAACGGCCTAGCTGCAACAGACGTCACGGTGCCCCAGGGGCTGTTCCAGGTGAGCGTATTCGACAGGCCGGGGCGCGGGATTCTTGCGGTTAATCGGGCAGCGGATGAAGTCAAGGCGGCATTCCTAAAGAACGCCACGATCACAGGATTGGTTCGTGTGCAGCGCAATCCGTGGAGCTTTGAGATACAGCCAGACGCCGCCCGGCTTTCAGTTATTGTCACTGTCACGTATTCAGGTTAAAATGTCCCCATGGCACGTATCGATCAATTACCAAGCATAGGAAATTAACATGGCAACTCCCATTACGTTCGCAGGCTCAACCGTCAGTATCACATCTGATACCATTCCAACTTACGATCAGGTAGGTTTTGAAGATGCTGCCGTAACGTTCACCGTGATTGGTGAGGTAATCAGCGTAGGTGGCATGGGCCGGACTTATGCCGACGTTTCGTATAAATCACTGGCACAGCGCGGCACTGTTCACAAAAAAGGTTCTTTCGATCAGCCTGAAATCCCGATTGAAATCGGCGTAAACCGAACAGACGCGGGCCAGGTTATCCTTGATTCTGCAAGTACATCGGATGCAAACCATGCGATTAAAATCGAGTACAGCAACGGGGAAATCGATTACTTTGAAACGTTAGTCTTCGGCGTTGTTACTGCTGGTGGTGATAGCGATACTATTCGATCCGTTACAGCCAGCATTAGAATCGACATTCAAGGCATTGTTGAGGTTGCGGCATAATGGATCTATCACTGCTAGTAGCTAACGACACAGCCGACTGCACGATTGTCGATCCCTATACCGGTAAAGACACTGACATTGTGATCACGGCATACGGCCCGTACTCGAAAGAGTACACGGCGGCATTTGTTGCAGAATCAAAACGGAAAGATTCCGATAATCTTGATTTGCTTGCTGATTTAACGGCCGGCTGGGTTAATGTGGATCTCGGCGGGAAGGCTTTGCCATTTAATCATGGCAATGCGCTGAAAGCCTACGGTATGGATAATAGTATCGTTAAGCAGCAATTAGAGGAGTTCATACTTAACAACAAGAATTTTTTGCCAAAGCGCTAGGCGACTTGTCTCTTTATGCGAATCAACTAGCGTGGCTGAATTCAAAGCCTGACAAAGATAAGAGGCCGAGAAGGGAAGTGCTTGACTATGATATGCCGGATATCGATTACTGCCGACATATTATGGAACTTGCGCTCGACTTTGGGCTGAAGCCGGAATGGGCAGAGCTACATGCCTGGAATGAGTTGACGCAATCAGCGTTGAACCGATTTGAATCAAAAGCCATTCATCTGATCAGTGTTATTTATCAAAACAAACACAGTGAGTATGACGGCAAAGACGTGCCCAGGCCCTTCATCGGCAACATCAAGCAAAGTGGCGAATCGATTAGAAGCGCACTGAGAGGTCGGTGACAAGCCGCGATAGGTCAGCAACACTGGCGACACAAGCAACGAATTGACAGGAGTATATCGAAAATGGATCTGGCGAATCTGGGTTTCCGAATTGATAGCTCCGGGTTGCGACGCGCCACCGGCGACCTTGATAGGTTAGATGGCCAGAGCCGCACAACTACGTCCTCGATTAAAAAGCTAGCCACGGGTTTTGTTGCCTTGGGTGCTGCGGCTGCAATAACAAGCACCATCAAAGGCTCAATCACTTCCTTTGCTGAGTTCGAGCGAGGATTGATCGGCGTTGGTAAGACCACCAACATTGCCGGAGCTGAGCTGGCCGATTTAGGGCAAAGTATCAGGGATCTTTCCCGTGATTTGCCTGTGTCATCTTCTAGGTTGCTGGAGATCGCACAAAGCGCGGGACAGGTTGGCGTGGATGGAGCGGCCAATATCCTCCGCTTCACGGATACGGTCGGAAAACTTGGCCTAGCTACAGATTTGTCTGGAGAGCAGGCAGCGACTTCTTTTGCGCGGA